CGCTGGTGATAGTGGTGCTGCGACCGCTGGTGATAGTGGTGCTGCGACCGCTGGTAATTATGGTGCTGCGACCGCTGGTGATAGTGGTGCTGCGACCGCTGGTAATTATGGTGCTGCGACCGCTGGTGATAGTGGCGCTGCGACCGCTGGTAATTATGGTGCTGCGACCGCTGGTAATTATGGTGCTGCGACCGCTGGTTATAGAGGTGCTGCGACCGCTGGTTATAGTGGTGCTGCGACCGCTGGTTATAGAGGTGCTGCGACCGCTGGTAATTATGGTGCTGCGACATCAAGAGGTAGTTCATCAACTGGAAATAACGGTTTAGCGGTGGCGCGAGGAACAAATGTAAAGGTCAGAGGAGGTATGGGATCTATCTTGGTTATAGCAGAGGAGCAAGAAAGCTCGTACAATGTTTCCGATTGGAAAGCCGTTGTGGTTGACGGCAAAAATATCAAGGCTGATACTTGGTATAGATTAGTAGGCGGAGAATTTGTTGAGGTGGAAGATTAACTAACAACAATATATTATGATTAAAAAAATATTACAGAAGTATCAAGCGTACAGGGATAAAAAGTTCCTTGCACGCTTGGAGAGAGTGTTAAACAATAATGTGGTGGGCGCAAACTTATTTATAGAAAAAAATATATTTTCACTCAGGGGATTTCACATGTATTTTCCTAAAGGCGCAGTGGCGGATTTGCTAAACAAAATTCCTCCAAGTCTTGTCGAAGAACGTCTTCGTTCAGGATATTACGAGAAACGAGAGATTCCGCAATCAGGTTTAGACTTTTAGAATAATAGAAACAAAAGTAACAACAAAAAGGAGCATATCCAACAGTTATAATGATAAGTTAGAATTTGACACTTAACCTTTCATTAGGATGTGCTCCTTTCAAAAATTTGGGTAAAACAAAAAGAAATGAAACAGACAGTAGAAGAAGCAGTAAGGAAATATGCTGACGATAAATGTCAAGAACGTGGAGTTCCAAAGAAATATAGATTGCATTTCGATTTTGATAGATATGACATTGAACAAGGGTTCAAAGCCGGTGCTGAATGGCTTGCAAATCGGATTAAATCAATCATGCAGGACGATTCACTGACAGACGGAGAAGTTATAGAGAATATTCATAAACTCTTAAATTTATAATGACATGAAAGAGGTATGGAAAGACACAAAAGGAGTGTTTGGGTATCAAGTTAGTAATTTTGGACGAGTTAGAAGCATTTTTAGTAGATGGGGGAAACGAGCGTATCCAAGGATAATGAAAGGTTCTATAGATTCTCATGGATATGTTCAGGTAACAATTAGCATTAATGGGGAAAGGAAACTAATGTTTGTGCACAGGCTTGTTGCAAAAGCATTTATACCAAACCCTTTAAATTTAGAGATGGTAAATCATAAAGACGAGAACCCTTTAAATAATAATGTTGATAACTTGGAATGGTGTACAAGGTCTTACAATAACTCCTATGGGCATGCGACTGATAGTTATCGAAAAAAGATTTGTTGCATACATGGAGAAACTGCTTACGTTTTCAAATCAATAAAAGATGCTTCAATTAAAATGAATATTCCAACAACATCTATTTTCAACTCATTAAAAAGACGTTCGCCAATGGTTAGCAGAGGTCTTATGTTTTATTATGTTGGTAAAAACGAAATCCCCTCTTTCGATGAGATACTCGAAGCCAACAAGGATGTACTGGAACGGATTAAAGAGAAAGGAGATTGAGATATGAAATTTCCTAAAGTAAAGAAAAAGCAAAAGATTGAAAGGGTTTGTTACAACTGTAAGCATTATTATAAATGCACTGACAGATTTAACAGAGATACTATAAACTGTGATAAATTCAAATTTAATGCTTTATGTAAGAGTGTTTAAAAAAGAGATTAGATATGAAATCAAAACAAGTATTATCAATAGATCAGATGAAGCACCTGAGGGAGCTTGGCTTGGATATGAGTGATGTATGTGCTGGTGTTACGCTCTTTCTTATAAAAATGCAAAATGGGAACTTGAAATATATGAAGATGTAATTAATCAAAACGAGATAGTACATTTTGGGAAATAATTCCCACTTACACCTTGCATGACATTCTTGACAAGCTGCCGAGTTATATTACATACAATGATGAAGAATATCAACTGCAAATACTTCCGCCTTGTATATGTTATAGATACGTAAATTATACGTTTGACGATTTAGATTATAAAAACAATGTGGATATATTGGAAAACGCATATAATATGCTGTGCTGGGTGATTGAAAACGGATATATTTTAAAGGAGGGTGAACAATGAAAGCGAGAATAAAAGAAACTGGAGAAGTAATCGATGTTGAATGTTGTTTCTATGCCAAGGTTGGTTCTACTGACCCGATTATTCCTAATGGGTTACTTGAAATTTTGAAAGATGATGAAACTATTGATTGGGAGCAGAGACGTTATGAATTGGCGAAAGTTATTACACAGGGGCTTTTATGCGCTCCGGTTGTTGAAGGAGCAGACCCAAATCCTACACTTGATGACTTTGCGTATGTTGTTGTAAGAAATGCGGATGCTATAATAAAGAAATTAAAAGGGGAATAACCATGGATATAGAAGAAGTAAAAAACAAGAAATCGAAAGCTGAAATGGAGATAGCTCATATTTTGGAAAAACTTGAAGCTGAAATAGGTTTAGAAGTCAATAATATGATTTATATACGCAGGGAAAGTGAAAAGTCTACGTTATCGGCTTTGCCTGTAAGAATAAAAACAAAAATAATCTTGACGTTTTAATCATGGAAGTAAAGAACGGAATAATAATAGACGGGGTGCTGCATGAAGCAGAGAAAGTGTATAATGGGCATTCTGATTGCAGTGACTGCTCGTTGCGTTATGAATGCGATGAATTTGAGAGCCAATACGAAACGTTTCTGTGTATTGTAATGAAATGTTTTCGTTTCGTCAATCGTGGCAAAGTAACAGATATTAAGATAGATAAGGAGGAATAACTAAATGGATATAGTACCTATTATAACAAAAGATAATCTTTCTAAGGAACAGATAGAATATCTGCAAAAGCAGCAAACAGAATATAAATTAGTCAATAGGATTAAGAAGAATCCGGGACATATCTTGTTCTCTTTTAATCGAAAAACAGGGGAAATCAAGAGAGCTTATATTATACCCAAGATTGTTATTGGTTTTAATGGGCTTCCTGTAACCAAAACTGAAACGGTTATAGAACCAGATTGCTATTACGACCAAGCCTTGAATGAAAAGAATTTTAGAAAGAAGTTGAAGAGAATTGGATTGTTAAGTGTTTAAACGATTTGAAAACAAGTAACTATGGGATTTACAACACCAGCGTTTATACGTAAAAACACACCGGAACTTAGGAAGAAACTGGCTGTATTAGGGTATAAATATGATTATAGAGCAGATTTTTGTCATGACATAATATATGTAGATGCGGAACGTAATGAGTTTTTTCCAACGTTTTCATCTAATATTACAGATGATGAAATCGCAATAGATTGTGGTGCCAACGAGGAGCTTTTCTTGTCTATCGCTTCACTCAGGGATGATACAGACAAGTATCAATGGTTTACCAACGGCAAGGGAGATTGGGGTATGTATCGGGATGGCTCTGACGGTAATTTGCCTGGAATGGATTTCTTTGGGATGCCAAACGACTTTGATTTATCTCATTATCACAAGGCTACCGTAAACGAACTGATTGAACATTTTAAAATATGAAAAAGATAATTATTCTTTTAGCGATAGTCGCACTGCACAGTTGCGACATTCCTGCAAAATACCCAATAACACATCATACACGTTCAGGCTGCATTACTTACATCAATGATAGCATAGTAGTTATCAGTACTAATGTGAGTGGTCTTGATAATTACGAAACGAAGATTATTAATTTGAAAAAACAATAACTATGGCCGAAGAACTTGTAGCATTAGAGACAGCGAAGATGCTGATAATGAATGTGATGCAAAAGTGCAGAACATGTTTGTTGAATACTCCGAAGATGTTCCACAGCCCAATGGAGGAGTAAAACCAGCAAGGAGATTTATAATGAATCGTGATGGGTTTACTCTTTTAGCAATGGGCTTTAACGGAAAGAAAGCCCTAAAATTCAAATTGGAATATATCGCGGCTTTCAATGCAATGGAGAAAGCATTGAAACAACATCTTTCTTCTGCACAGATGTTTGCAATGCAAGCAAACATAAATCTTGAATACGAAAAACGAATAGAGAATGTAGAGAATGAGATTGCGGCAATAAAAAAAGAACGGGAAGAAAACGGGAAATTCCTATTGTCAGTATCTATGTCTTCGGAAGAATTGCCGCAGCTGTCTATGCGTGACAACATCCGTCAGCTGGTAAACAAATACGCATCCGCCATGAATATAAGGCAGCAAGACGTATGGCACAAGATTTATGACCAGCTGTATTACCTATATCATATCTCCATACGGAACTACAAGAAAGCAAGACGAGACGAATCCAAACTTGAAATAGCCGAACGTAATCATTTCCTTGATAAGATATACAACATTATATCCAATATGGTGAGAGAATCTAAAGCGGCCTAACCATATCACAAAGCCTTGCCCGTATCTATTGCAGGCAGGCTTTTATCAACAAAACCTAAAACAAATATTCATCATGGAAAGAAATACAATACCCGCTAAAAAGCAATATGACGTCAGCGCAATGGGCGAATTTTTTAGAGACATTATAGCTCCTGAAGAACTTAGAAAGGAACTCGTAGAACTGGCGTTTGATTATGCGCAATACGTAGATGAAGGAAGCACAGATTTGTTCAAAAACAATATGAGTACCATATACATACTGTATAGGGCACTGGAGGATGTGAAAGAATTAGAGACACAGGGTTAACAGCATAGCCAGTTTTACCGCAACAATAAGCGGTATAGCATTGCAAATAACATCCTCGGCTATCTTTAGAGCACGTTCCATTGCATCATAGCAAGCAGTCGGCAGAACATCCAGTGCGGTAAGTCTTCCGACTGCTTAATCAATATGTCTAATTGTTCATTCATAGCTATATTTTAGGCACATGTAAGACCAAATTTTATTATCTCCCGGCATCCAATCTTCATCAGCAAACCAAAAGGCGTACGCCGCTTCGATAATATCCTCTCCGTCCAAAACCTTGCACAGATCGGCCCAAAAAGCATTAAAGGCTACGTATTTATCCCAACGGGTGCATCCCGACGGGAAATTCTTGTTCTTGGTGGCTTCCTCTATCTGATCTACCGTCCAATATCCACCCTTGTGTTCGTTGCCTTCCTTGTCTGTGTATTCCATATCGGCAACATCGTGCATGGCAAACTCCTCGTTGTAATGGCATCCGCTCATGGCACCGTACAGCTTCCTTAACGCCAGCCAATACTTTTTAGGCTCCTTCTCTTTCATCGGCTCCAGCACATCCGAAAGAATGCGGGTACTCTCTATCATTACAGCTTCACCCTTGCCTTTGCCGTACTTTTCTATCAATTCATAAATAGTCATAATCTTTTCCCTTTCTTTTAATTAAGTAGTATGTTTCTTATCTGAATATCCTGCTTGCACCTCTTAGCAACACCTCAAAAATGGCGTCCCCGGTAAGGTTTGCTCCCACCTCCCGCCAAAAATTGGGCTTGCTTTGCTTTCTGATTATTTGAAGCAGCAGGTCCTGCTGGCGAAGGTGATGTTCGTTGTTCTTTTCAATGTCTTTTTGTAAAAGTAAAAGAGCCTTGACACCGTCATCCTTGCAGTTACCTATACACTCGTTGAGGTATTTGTCCATGCAATACTTCATAATCTTCTTGTTGCCCATATTGTTATTTCTTTCCGCATGACGGGCATTTAACCGTCTTTACGGGCTTTGGTTTTACAATTACAAATCTTCCCATAACCGATCGTATTTTTTGTTTATATAAGCCAAAAGCAAATCAATCCATAGTGCGGCCAAAGCGCACAGAAAAGAAACAAGGATGCAACGAATAACCGGACCTCCGCATGCAATGCTGTAAGCCAGCGTGAGCCAAAAGCTGATACACTTGCTGCATTTCAGCTTCTCCGATAAGTGTCCTATCTTCTCCGGGTTTACCGGAACAAGTCTTTTCAAAATGCCTGCTATGGCATTGAAAAGTCCCAAATAGATGAACAGGCATACGGAAACGGTTATTATCATTGCATCCCCAATCATACACTACTTGTTTTTGGATGATTTGGTTTCGTTTGCTAAGCTTTCATCTTCACCAAGCAATGCAGCTACGGCAGGCGCAGGAGCAGGGCTTGTGACAGTCAGGCCGAACTCTATTTCCACCGCATTTGTTTTCGTGCAGCAGTCTTGTACGTTGGTAGGACTTACCAGCACATTAGGCGTAACGGTAAGCGTTGCCGATGTGGGTACTGTGGTTGAATAGAACGGTACGGTAATTGAAGTGAACACTGTATCCGTCTGCGGGCATACGTCACAATTGTTGCATCCGCATACGTATGGCAGATAACTTACCGAACCTACCAATTGGATAGACAGCGAATAAAGGTTTCCGCCTAAAGAATCAATAGACTTTAAAACGGCCCTCATGGTCCCGCTCAAAGGATATTGGGCGGTGATACAGATGTTCCGGTTACGACACAGATAATGAATCAGGTCAATGTAATACATTATTGGGGATGGTGTCGTAGTCCCTGTGGCTACGGGGACAAGCTCCAATACGGAGGTTTGTCCCGATTTGTTTTTACAACAGCTCATAATGAATCGTTTTTTTATTAATATTATTCAGCAACGGGTTCCTCTGCTGATTGAGGGTATTTCTTTGGAGCCGGCACCCGGCTCTTCATCTCTTTTACAGAATCAGGCGTTCCTACACCCAGCAGCACATCGAGTTTTGCTTCAATGTTTATCAGCCGTTGTTCCGTAGCTATCAGGAACTTATTGTTTGATACTGCTATCTCGTAAATGGCTTGTATGTATTCGTTCATATTGTTTTGTTATTTAAAATATTTGATGATTTGATTTTTTACAAACAGGTTGTCTTTCCATTTAGGAACGCACTCTGTCAGCTTTTGTGCTGTTACCGCTCTTCCCTCGGCAGCATGTTCGTTTACAAAATCCTGCAATGCCTTTGAGGCTGCATCCGCTTCTTCCTGCGTATCGGCATATACTTTAAAATTTATTTCAAATCCTTTCATAGTGCATTTGTTTTAATTACAACGGAGGCAGAGGCGGTGATACTGGAGCGGCACCCGAAGGCGGCATTCCACCTCCTTTTTTCAGGCTTTTCAAGAACTCTATGCCTTGCATGATATCGTTCTGATTTTCTTTCACCCAGCCGAATATCGTTCCGGCGGTATCCCTCACCTGTTGCATGGTTGTGGGAGGAACAACATCAAACGTAGGCAGTTCTTCCATGTCCTTAGCGAGAAAATCATACAGCTTCTCCGCTTCCTCTACGTTTCCTTTGGCTATCATCAGAGTTTGCATTTTCAGTGCAACCTTACTGGTAGGCTTTATCATTTTCAGCATTTCCATATTGTATTTTTTCTTTCTCCAAAACATAAGTAGCAATGTTTTTTGTAAAAAGGGAAAGGCTTAGTGTGCCCTTCCCCGATACCGAAATGCAATTAGCCGTTGCAAGGACATCCGCAAGGCTGCGGTGCGCTGTACAATGCTACGGGCTGCGGACACATCTGTGAGCGACCTGTCAAACGGTCAGCCACGATCTGTGCTTCTGCCTGTGCGTATGCGCTTGCTCCTGCTCCCGCCAAAGCGTTAGCCGTAGCGCCTGTCTGAACATTTACGTAGTCAATCATGCGAGGTTGCTGATTTACACGTTCTGCGCGTTCTGCAATAGCCAGTTGAGCCAGTCGGTCAATGTCTCTTTGGTTAGCTTTGCTTCCCTGTGCGGCATAAACGCCACCGAAAATCCAAGCTCCGATGCCAGTCAACAAGGCTGCACTACCGATAGTAATAGCTGCAATTGATGTTCCGCTGGGTCTCTTCGCTGTTTTTTCAGCCACCATGAAGTGTTCGTAGGAACTCATGTCGGTTCCGTCGGACATGGCTTTCATTGCCATTAAATCTTCTGCTGTCATAGTCATAAAATATTTATTGTTTCAAGGCAGCCCGATGTAGGCTGCATGACAAAGGACAGGATAAGTACTATGCCACCGAAATAATACCTTGCGAGTTCATTGCTAATTCATTGCTCGCATCCAATGCTAAAAAATCACAATGATAGAAAAATAGTTATCTCATCCTTTGTGATTGATAGAATTATAGTTATCTTTGCAGCGTTATCCACATGACTGATAAGTCATTTCGTTTAATTTTAAATCTTAGTGAATGAAAGTTTTAAAAGTAAAGGCTGTGATAGCCTTATTAGAGGCGAAAGGGTGGAAACATATTAGGACTAATGGCGATCATAGAATTTTTAGGAAAGATGGCGAACCTCGCCCGATTCCTATTCCTGGAAATCCTAATGATGATTTAGCCATTGGAACACTTAAATCAATTTTCAGACAAGCCGGTTTAACAGAAGCTGACTTGAATGAAATTTAATCCACTCTTTAGGGAACAGCAGGACAATAGCCAGTCCTGCTTTCTTTGAAGAGAGCAAAAAAGGATATTATTAACGAGTAATAAATTATGAAGTATGAAACCGCTAACCGTTATCATCGAGAAAGCAGAAAATAATTATTCTGCTTATATCCAAGAAGTAGATGGTATTGTAGCAACCGGAAAAACCGTAGAAGAAATTAAAGCGGGCATCATCAACTCTATTAATGTATTAATAGAAGATTGCAAGGAATTTGGTGGTGTTATTCCTGTTGAACTTCAAGGAGACTATGAATTGTCGTTTAAAATGGACGTAAAATCATTACTCCAATTTTATTCCGGCATCTTTACAAAAGCTGGTTTAGAACGTATCACCGGAATAAACCAAAAACAATTATGGCATTACGCATCCGGAATGAGAAATCCCCGTCCGGAACAAACTTTAAAAATAGAAACAGCGCTTCACAAATTAGGTGAAGAATTATTGGCTATAAATTTATAACGCTGTTCCCTTTCCGCTTCTAAAAGCCCTCATTGAGAAATGGGGGCTTTAGCATTTCGCCAATATCATATATACCACTCTTTATGCTCCACTTATTCATTTTATTTTCAAAATGATTGCGTATATAATTAACCGCCTGCCGGGTTAACCCCGTATTCTTGGATATATCCTCGTCCGTCAGATATTTAGACAGAAAATATATTAAAATATAACGTGCGTCTACACATTCCTCCTTATTGCTTTCAATCATATCCAATTCTCCAACCCCCGTATGCCTACATACCGTAGACATCATAATCTGATACAAATCTCCTGTTTTCATATTATTCTGCTTTAAAACATGTAATTATTAAAAACAAAAATCACAACCCGGTGTTATTAAACTCGAAAGCCTCGTAACAACTCGGATTGTGATTGTTGTCTCTTGTGTTCGTTTCGCAGACAGAGGACAAGAGATAGGGGCTTTCTTTCTACTCTAAGCCCCGAAAGAGCGTCAGCTAAAGCCAACTTCTACACTTATTTCTTTTTTTATCCATGGCAAGCCAAATAACGGCCAATGCGACACATGCAATGTTTAGCATCATGCTCGCACCTCCATAATTGATTTTAAACCGTTCCCACCATGATAGTTTCCTTTCCACAGGATAGGGCTTCGGCACTTCAATTCTTCTTATCTTTTCAATGAAGTAGGGTATTTTGACCGTCACCGTAGATTGGGGATATATCCCTAATGAGTGGTTCAATATCCCATTGTTCCAAGACGCATAACTATAAGCATACGGGTTATGCAGGAATGACACAGTATCGCGGGTAGACACACTGTCTTTGTAAGGTATCAGCTTCTCCTGAAACGTTGTATCGTGGTAGACTATACTGTCAAGCACTTTTGTTTCAATAGGTACATAGACCGTCCTCGTTCGGCACGAAGCAAACACGAACACCAGCAGCATAGCCAGCAATCCAACAGACGCCCAAAACAATAGATTTCTTAGTTCTTTCATGGCAAATAGTTTATAAATTACGAAATAGAGGAATCTTCATTTTTCCACTCCCTGCTATTCAGGATGCTACCAAGTTCTCTACTGTTATGTTCGTAAACCGTTAGTTTATCCTCGTCAGTCAACACAGGGGACACGAAGTCATAATGAAGAATAACCTTGCTTCCGTTCACACTCTTACGCGCATGCTCAGGTACTACTATTCCCTTTTGCAAGCACCATTCTACTGTTACAATTACATATTTCATCCGTTTAATCTTTTAGTCCAAATTTCATTTAACTTTATCTTCTCTTGCTCTATTTCATCAGGAGTGAGAGATTTATCGTAGAGGGCGAAGTAGTAGATAGCAACATTAGAAAACTCCTGACATCTACCTAAACTTAGATTATATGCATTCGCTCCTAAACTCAAAATATTTGTATCTGATGCATCTCCTGCTATGATATTTCTATCATTATAGGCGGTCTTACTTTGATATATTATTTGATTTGAATCAAACGAATCAACTGCATTATCTTTCCCAAAAGAATATAAAGTCTTACTACCATTAGCAAAAACTCTTTCAATAACAAAAGCGCCAAAAAATCCTATATCATCAGGATAAGTACGTTTGGAAGCAACGGCAGAAGAGTTGTTTATATTAATAATTTGCCTCCTGCATATCACTGTATAATCCGTTTGTATCGGCATATTGTCACATACAGCATAATCATCTACGCCATCGAATACAAGAGAGCCTTCATAAGAAGAAGCCGCTTTTTCGCCGCCAGTTCCGCCACTGTGTTGTCCGCTTCCACCAAATCCGCTATTAGGAGTAAACGCAAAGTTCTTCAGTACAAGTTCATGCCCTTTGTAGCCCTTTATCAAAGCAGGAGGATTATCATTGCTGTATCCTGACATAAACCAAGCGTCAACAAGGGACTTGTGAAGCAAACTCCCCGAAGCCTTAGCGCTTGCAGAGCCGACACCCGGCAGACGTATGGTGTCAATGCCGATACTCTGAATTGCGACTTTGTTTAGTTCAATATTATTCATTGCCCTGTTTTTTAGCTTCCAACACTTCCGTAAACGATTCAACCGACACATTAACCCCTGCCGGGACATCTACGTTGAAAATCAAGTTGGCACTACCGTTGTACGGGCCATAGCCGCCTACGTAGATTGCATCCATGCCGTCAATGTTGGCATAGATATTTAGTGAACCTGCTTCTTCTCTTTTCACCTGTATGGTAACAGGGCCTTCGGATACGAAAGATGCTACGTACTTGTTTTCCTCGTTTTTACTGAATGATAAATCTGTTGCTGCCATAATGCTTTTATTTAATTGTTAATAATTATCCTTTGAAATACACGACTTTACCCTTTGTCCCGTCATTACGCATATCAAGATGCACCCACGTAACATCCTGCTCCAGTCTGACAGGATACGGAAGAAGTATTTGGTTTGCCTTAATCCAGTTACGGACCTCAAGATCCGTCATGTCCTTTACATCGAAATCAATGCCCGTACCTTGTATGTGTGCCGATACGTACACTTTCTCAAGCCTTGTTTTTTCTGCAACAAGCTGGCAGACATTGCATCTTAACCCTCGTTGTGTCACATTACCGCCTACCTGCCAATTATTCACATAGATAGGCTTGCCAAGTTTCTCCCTGATAACAAGCAGTGTTTCCAACAGGCGGTTATCGAAGAACTGCCAAGCGTTATCACCGAACTTCTCGTACACATGCCGGCATACAAGTTCCTGAATGTCGAAGTAGTCTTTAATATTCATTTCTTTTCCTCCTTATCTTTCGTTATTATCTCACTAACATCTTCCTTATCAACATTAAAAACCTTTTTGCAGAATACGCCCAAAGCTTTTAATATATTGAAATCATACCCCTTAGGCTTTAATATGTTGCTTATAATAGAACAAAACTCTATAAAGCACACAAAGAGACAGGAATATATATCAATGTTCCACTTGTCCCCGGAAGCAATGTTTATCATCACAACCATGCATACAAAGGCAAAGTAAGTTACCATTTTACCCATAGTACGGCGTATGGCTCCGGAGAAACGTACTTCCTCATTCATCAATAAACTCTTCCTAACTCCAAACGCCAAATCGCAGATAATAACTGCAAATGATACTATCAGCCAAGGTATCATGTGTTCCAATGACCGTACAATAAAGCTGCTTGCTATCATCGCAAATCCACCCGGTATGCTTTGGGTAATAATGTTTTCTTTCATTTTATCGTTATGTTTAAAATTCTTCCTATCTTTGTGTACGTACAAACTGTAAGCGTAAATTTTATTAATCAGGCAGACCTTAGTTATCAAGATTACTGTTCGTATTGCTCGTCTGCCTTGCCCGCCTTATTCGTGAGAACATGGCGGGTTTTTTATCCACATACTTTTTCGTTAATCTAATCCATTTCTTTTTCTTGTTTGAAATTATTTATATATTTGTATCATTCATAGTATCAGAACTAACTACTGCATCCCCGTTTGGCTCGTGAGAGTGGAACGGGGAATTTGCTTATCTGTTTCATCGTACTATCTGCAAGTTATATTCACTGTCTGAACATCCATAGTTACGAATGAACCTTTATTGTCAGAGGTAGCCTCAAAGACCAAATAAGAAGCGGTGCCGGATTTCAACAGGCTGCTGAAAACCAAATAGAACTCCTGATACTGTCCCTCGGTTGGAGAAGGCTCTATATATATCTGACTGATATTCTGCAAAGAACTATTTGCGGGTTGTCCGAACTGGCTGCTTTGATATGTTCCGGCCACAACAGAGCATCTTATCTTTATGGTCCCTTCTCCTGAAGAAGGTGTGAACGATGAGTTCTCAGGAATAATGTACATCCCCTTCGCCTTACGCTCTATCTTCATCCTTATACAAAAATATCTTGTGCCTGAAAAAGAGAAAGTAAGATCGCTGTCTCTTGAATACCAAGTAGGATTAACCAACGTAAATGCCACATAGGTAAGGCTTGCCCGGCGGCTGAAATAGTTTACTATGCTAATCCTTTTAAAAAACGGAGTGTCGCTGCCGTTCCATGGAGCTACAATGCCCGTTCCACCCTCGGCACTTCCACTTGAGCTTATTTTCTGAACACCCATACATACATACAGCGACTGTCCGACAAGCTGGCTTGTATTCTGCATTATCTGCGAAAGCTGGATCTTTATATATTCTGCCCAGTCGGTAACGTTTGCAATATCTTGCCCTGATATTTGTTTGTAAGTCGGAGCGTCCATTACATAAAAAGGCATACCCGTTTCCAAGTAGCATTCAACAACAAACCTATATCCGGAAGATGTCGTAAAAAAGTCCCTGAAATTAAAATCGGACCCCGAATTTATCATGCAAAAAGCAGTGAAGCTATCTTCATCAAACATATTCAGTTCCGACTTATAATTAGTTATGCCTGTTGTAAACGGCTGGACAGCCGCGGTATTGTACCCTTTGAAATCACCAAGTCGGTAAGGCTCACCCTGTCCGCCTCTCGGAAGCTGATATTCCCAGTTGGGGTAGTTTGCCTGAGAAGGGTTTGTGGTAATTTCATAAGCCATTTTATTGAAATACACATATCCCGCCTTCAATGTTGGGGTAACCATTCCCCACATACACCCGTCCGCACGTGTAGGGTCTGTGCTATAATCAAGGTTGAAGTTTGTTGCCTTTCGGTAAGGTTTGTACTTGGCCCACTTGTTGATGTTAGCCCTCGTTTGGAAGAATGTTATCACCTCATTAGTGACACTTCCCCCGGCAGAGTTCAGTACGTCACGTACATTAACGGCAAGGTTGACATCGGTATTAGGTACAATAGCCATATCATACCTCCTTCCGTATAATGGTGATACCACCAGTAACAGCAATAGACATATCACTGTCACCGTCAATCTCGTAGTCGCCATGTACGACCCTGTCCGCTTCATATAGGCTTTCATCTGCATAACAAATTAGGGAATCCCCCCCCCCGATATATTGCTGTAAATCAGCAAGTTACCCTTTATTAATAAATCAACTTTAGTCATCTATCAATACTTTATAATTATACATTGCGTTATATACAGAAGGAGCTATCACTTTTTTGTATTGCTCTGCTACTCTTTTTATATACGACTCCTTTTCTTTTTTATAGGCTTCGAAAGCGTCTATTGGGTTGTTATATAGACCTAAATACAATTTAACCCTTTTCCCGTCAACTGTTTCTCTTATAGTAGACATGAACTTTCCTTTTATATAGCTAACGCCAATAGGATACTTTCCCCTATTTCTACGAGAATTGGTAAATACGCTGTTGATAAACATTGGAACGAAACAGCATGTAGATGGTGAATATATTTTGTTTCCTTTTACAAGAATATCTTTATCTATTTGGTAACCGGAAAAATAATATTCTTGTTTTTCAAACCATTCTTTGAAATTATTAAAATTCGACCATTCCTCGCACATGCTTACATTTGCATAACAATAGTTTCTATTGTTAAATCTTTTTCTTCTACATCTGTCAACAATTCCATTCCATATATATTTTGCCGTATATTCATCCTTATTTCCGGGATTTAATCCTTCTGTTGTTGAAATTTCAAATCCGACCTTTTTCATGACACAACCCCTTTCTGATTAGTTACTTGAACACATCAAAAACACCCTCTATTGCAGTGCGCAAGATGTACGGATAGTTCTCCGCATACTTCTTCAAGGCTACTGCCTGTTCTTTTGTTACCTTTGACTTACCTGTTTTGTAGATTTCGCGGGCTACTTCCACCTCGCCCAATTCCTTAGACTGGGAGTATATCACGTTGGCAAACTGCTTAACCAATACGCCAATCTCACCGTCACCGTCTACGAATATCTTAGACTTTGAGCCGTCAATGTTTTCGATTTCTGCTTTGGTAAAGTCAATATCTCCCAACTCTTCTTTTTCTTTCTTTTCTTTCTTATCTTCCATGATGATTATAGTTTAATGGTTGTACAATTACAATGAAACAGGCTGTGCGGTAGCTATCTTGGCTTTCGTGTCGGCAATAAAGGTGTTGACGGCCGCGGTGATATTGCATTGTTCCTGCTTTTCTCCTACATTGTGGTTGATGCTCAGGTTCTCGTTGCCGTAGCTGTTGAAAGTAGCCACCTGTGAGCCGTCTTTCTTCACTGTGCCTGAATTGATGTTACCCACAATGCCGTTGTTTATCTCGGCATCCGCTTCAATGTCATAGACCTTAGATTCGTCTACGGAGTTATTTACTCTTACTGTTGCTCTCACTAACTTTTCATAAGCCACTTTTTCTGCGGCGGTTGTTGATGTACTCATAACTTTTGTTTTTATTGGTTTACTATTCTACTATTATCATATTGTCATTTGCATCAACTTGCATCGATGCGATTTTCATTTGGGAAAGGCCGATGATACCAAGTATCTCTATCCCGGTCTCACGCTCTATGCTGCTTCTCACGCCTGATATGTCGGTAATGAGGAACTGCGGAATATCTTTCCCGCCAAACCGCACAAGCGTATTGCAGTAATACACATCTTCCATTTCACCGCCGGCACCAACAAGAGAACCGGGGTATTTGCGTCCTCTCACGATGTCGAACTTCTTTACCTTGTCCTCGGCAATAAGCCCAACACTCGCACCTGTATCGATAAGGAAGAAGCCTTTCTTTCCGTTTACCTCGGCTTCAATGATAAGCCGCTTGTCTGATAATGATTTGAACTGTTTCATGGTCTATTATTAAGTTAATAATACGTCTTAAAACGAACCGCTTGCTGGCGGTGTGTTGCTTATATTCAATGATTTGGTTATCTCATTTCCTGTATATGAAACATACAAATACCAATAGCCATACACATTCGTCTTGGTAGTGGTGTAGAAATTGTTGTTAGTAAATGAGGTAATCGTCTTTGTCTCACCGGGTGCAATTGATATACTGGTTGAGCCGACATTCCATATTGATACATTAGATACATTAGTCATGTTGCTTCCACTAAAGGAACATCTAAGGCCTGAAACACTTGTACTAATATTGCCATTGTTCTTGATTACGATACTGGTTAAATATAGCCTGTATCCGTTGCCATAGTCTGCTCTCGCATAGTTGGCGGTAACCACCAACTGTGCTGCCTGCTTAACTATGGTGACTGTCGAGATAGACATTGTAAGCGGAAGACACTTTACCGTTTGATAACCGTTCCCGTCAGGATTTGGAAGCGAACTCGATTCAATGAGAAACGGCATTAACTTATAAGTTCCATAACAGTTCCTATCATTGATAGTAATAGCAGTCTCATGGTCTCCACCCTCTGTATGGGTATGGACTTTTACCTGTTCGATAGCATAGAACGTTCCGTTGTCCCCTTTAAGGATTACTCCGAGATAGCAGTTATCTGCTGACAGAATCAATGTTCCGTACGGGTCTCTATTGTCAAGATAGGATATGTTCAGCCAATTTGGATGTGAACTCTTTCCCCTCAGATTGACATATACCGCTACCCATGTATTGTTTCCGCCCATTGTTAAGTTTGTTTTGCTGGACGGATATATAGGTGCGGTAGCAGTTCCGTCATAGCCCCTGAAATCATCTAACCTGTAAGGTGAGGAAGCGCCACCAGTTGGCCTATCATACGTGTAGTATGCTGAAAGTTCCGCACTTGTCCTGTCGATGAATGCCTTGCAAGCGCCGAACTCGGTTTGCCATGGTATGTTTCCGATGCCATAGTTCTTGATCGCCCTCTCTGCATCCGTCAAGTCGAAGTTTTTTGCGTAATTTATAGGCTTATACTTCGCCCATATCCTAATATTAGCAGTATCTGTAAAGAACGTTAAGCAGTCATTGGAAACACTCCCTCCGTATGCGTTGAGCGTATCGCGTATATCCTCTGTTTTAAGGTTTGTACTCGGTAATATATTATACACTGCCATTATGCTGCCCTCCTTTCCAGTTCGCTAACGCGGTTCTTTAGTTCTTCATTCTCACGTTTTAATCTCTCTATCTCTGTTTCGTGTCTGCCAAAATCCTCTATCAAAAATCTTTGGAAATGCTTGGCCATAGACAATACGCATGTAGTTGCAAGCACATCATAACTCATTGTGAAGAAGCCCTCATTGTCTGTGTCTGTCACCTGTGGAAGGAATCGATTCCAATACTGGGCACTCGTTCCTGCTCTGACCTTGCCTTTTTCATCTTTCTTGAAAATGTAATCGAAAAGGTCAGCATTTGCCATTACGTCAAGAGGTACGATGATGCTGTTCAGGACGTTCTTCTTTCTTAAGTCGGAGTACATTGTTATTCCGCCAGCGGTAAGAATATTGCCGTTAACATAAAATCTATTTCCACCATAAGCAGAAAATGAGGCAACTTCGTTATATACTGTCCCGTTTGCATCATAACTCCATAACGAAAGCCCTCTTGTAATCTCGCCCTTAGCGTGATACCAACACCATTCATAATCGGGGTCTGTGCCGGATATAGCGGTATTAAATGTTCGATACGCAGCGTAATATTGGGTCGAGTAATTAGATACTTCAATTTGCATACATTTCATAATACCACGAGCCATAAACGATCCGTTTACATCTAACTTGTGCTCAGGTGTTATGCCTATGCCGACATTGCCGCCACCAAAGCACATTGTTATATCTCTTGATGTATTATATTGGAGGTTTAATTCAGCGTTATAATTATTTATCTCACTACCTCTTCCGCTATCATTTCCGTTGTTATCTGTCTCAATGCAGATATTAGCAAATTTAGCTCCTCCTGTTACATTCCCTGTACCATCGAAAGACTTACCGAATATTGTACGAGGGGTTTGCAGCTTGGTGGCGGACGCTACATTGTCTCCAAGTGTAGCGAGAGTCCCACTTGAGGTAGGTAGGAATAATGTATTTTGATAATCTCCTTGCGACATTATTCTGCAAGAAAAGTCATTACTCATACCTTGCTCTTCATGGAAATCTATATACTTTCCTATTTCCAATACGCCGTCTCCTCCGATGTAACATATTGAATCCCATTGTCCTTGATGTAAATGTTTACCGTCCAACAAATCCGCATCCAACCCTGAACCTGAACCATCGTTGCCGGCATGCCAAATCTTATTGTCATTGTAATATGGGTGGTTACTTGTTACTGTTATTATATTAGAATCATATTGTAAATATGTACCGATGCTACCATTAGATCCTACACTAAAATTTTCATTACCATTAAAATAAATTTTAGCATTGCCATTAAAATTCAGGCTACCTGTCATCGAATCCCCTGCCTTGTTGACGTAGCGATTATCCAGTTCGCCTGCGTAGTTGCCTGTGTGGAGAATGGTATTACTATCAATGGCCCAACGGTCACCATAGTAACCAAATTTAGACAGCGAGTTACCCGTCTTATTTCTAACGTCTATGATAGCAAAATTTTCATCATCTAATGATTTAAAAGCTAACATAGTATCGAATGCGGTTGATATATATACAGTAGTTGCAAATTCCTTAATCCCGTATATCTCTTGAGCAGTGTCAATTGTTACCGCATCCGTAATCCCATATCCCCCCAGCGTAGTAGGATGAGAGGACAACTCACTGAACGAATAACTCGGCTTGTTCGGCTGCTTGGCCCAAGAATACACGTCACTTGCTGGCAATGTGGTGGGGTAATTAGGCAATGTAATAAGCTTTGTTTCCTCGTTCGGGGAATATGTTGTGCCGTTAAGGATAATCCCGTCTACCGAACCACCTCCAACACCGCCTATTACGCTTAATACACCACCCTCTTTGGATAATGTGGTTTCATCTATCGGAAGCGCGTCAAGAATGGTTGATGCCGTATGACTGCCTTGTGCAAACATGGTAAGACTACCTGTCAAAATCAAATCACCGTCTAACTCAACCACTCCGTCAGAATGCTTCTTCACAAGTATATCACCGATATTTAAGCCATTTATAAACGACTTGATACCTGTAATGTCCTGTGCACCTGATTTGGTTACGTAATCGGTTAATAGCCCGGATATGTCGTTTTTGGTGTAGGCGTCTGTGATGCCATAACCTGCAAGGGTGGTGGCCTTATCCGCCTTAACGGAGAGTAATTCAGCTAACGTGCTTGTCTGCGTCTGACCTGCAAGGAATGATTCAAGCTCTTTCCATTTATTGATGATACCGTCAGTATCAGTCCCCTCCAAGAAGTTATCTACCTTAGCGGACAATTGAGACAAGGACGATGAAGTAGCATAACCGCTAAGTGTGTTATTAACCCATTGCTCCGTAGCATAACCGCTTAATGAAGGATAATTAGGCAAGGTGATTATTCCGTCCTCATTAGGAGTGTAAGTATTACCATTAACCACTATACCATTAGCAGTACCCTTTCCACCTGTTGCGACAAGCTTTCCGTCAACCCACTGTATTGTCACACCGTCTATTGGGAGACCTTCGTAGATTGAAGGGACTTGAACGTCTGCACCTGCGTACATGGTTACTCCGTAGGCGGTAATCAACGGTTTGGTTAAGAATAAGTATTCCTTTCCGTTATCGTCAACCCTCTCTTCAAGGTTTCTGTCCCAAACGACTTTGTCGAGCTTCTTTCCGAGAAAATCATCTATCTGATCTCTCGAATAGCTGTCACTTCCATTACCGCCAACTCTTGCAACCTTATCCTTATTTGTTTTTATGAAGATAGCAGGGTCTTCATCTGCATTACATACATATATTTCCCCGTCATTAAGTCCGTCGAGCCCGTTCCCGCCCGGAGTAGATATATTAGGAGCTTTCGCCCTGTTGTTTTCAAGGTCGCTCCCATGCCAATTTATTTTATTTACCCTCTTCTTTATCATACTTCCACTGTTGTTACGTTAGTAAAAGCTGATTTGTCAGCCTTGAACTGCAATAGCTGCCCGTCTGTGGCATTATCAATCACAAATGCCCCATATAATGGCGGTGATGCTGGTTCGGGAGTGCCTCCGATACCGGAAATATCATTATATTGTTGTTCAAGAGCGATCGAGATGTAGAATAATTGGCTTGATTCAATAACCTGTGTAATTTCAGGTACTGAACCCTCGGAACGCACGAACTTCGTCCCGTCAATTTCCACCATTGAAAGGCATAAGATGCGGTTTAAGTGTTTGGCAAACCAATATGGCACGCCTTTTGAGCTTCCGATTGTAAGGGTATAAACATCATACGGGACTGCGTATAACTCCTCTATCTCCTGCATCTGATTGCGGTATTGCTCGTTGCTTATATGAGAAGTATATCCTTCCGGCTTAAATCCGGCTTCTACCCGGAACTCAAACACCTGTTGAGTATCGTTTATCCAAAATATGTTATCAAAAGCGGAATTATTACTCTTGTGAGAATACCTGATAAGCGTTGTTTCCTCTAATATAATATCAGAGGAGCACACCTCGAATGGCTCTGACGCATTACCATTGACAGTAACCGTATATTTTGCATCATCCAGCCCGCTAAGGACTGCATAATACATTAATACGTTATCATTTTGATTGTATGTAGAAAGAGATACAGGAGTAGAGGTCTCGGCGACAAGGTTGTTAAGTGTTACTGACACCTCCTCCGAAGCGCTCGCAAACACCTGTATATGGATTTTATCAGAAGTGTGGAACCTCTGAACGTAGTCCATTTCCAGCCCAAACTTATTTTTTATAGGTGAGAAAAAAAGAGGGCAAACATCACCAACCTTTACCATGTCTTTTCGTCCTTTTTACGGTGACGTGCAACTTTACACGTCCTTTGCAAATGTACATACTATTTAGAATAATTCCAAATAAGAACCAATAAATTAAATAAATTATTATCTTTGTATCGCCATGTGATGTTGCATGGAACTCAAAATCAGGACTTATGGCAAACGAATTTGTAATTACAGATGTAGTAAGCAAAGAAGCCTTACAGCAACTAAAAACATTATCACTTGAGTTTGATTCGGCAAAAGGTAAATATGTAGAATTTGCAAACACATTAGCGGCAAGCTCAAAGACAAATCCAAAGACTTTTGACGAACTTTCCCAAAAAGCACACAATTATACATCCATTCTTGAAAAGCTGAACAAGACACAGGAAAGAATGGAGTCCATTCAGACAAAGCAGCTGACTGTATTGCGGCAAATATCCCAGCAGTTTAACTCTATGTCAAGTCTTCAAAAGCTAAACATCCTGTTTGAGCAATTTTCTAAAAACGTAAAAAATGCAAGCGATATGCTTGCCGGGCTTTCTTCTTCTTCCAATCAAGTTGCTTCTGCACAGGAAAATGCAGCCAAGAGCACACAGACTGCAAGCGACACGATAAATCAGGCATCCGCTCAACTTCAAGCAGCCAACATGAATTATGCTTCCATAATTGATACGGTACAGGCTTACGATAGTGAAGTGACTAAATTAACGGCCGACACCATAGCCAATAAAGAGGCTATGAATAAAATTGATGCAGATGTTAAGTCTCTTGAAAAATCATATAAAGACGGGAAAATATCCCTATCCGAATATACAAAACAATCTGCTGTATTAATGCAAAGACATGCAGAATTGATGGCTCAAAATAAGCTGTACTCTGCACAAATAAGAGCTCATTCCACTTATATAATATCCGCTTCCGGTAGTTATAATGAAATGAACGCCGCCATGCTTGAACTACAAAAAAGGTATAAGGCGTTAAGTGAAGCTGACCGGGAAAGCAGCGTAGGGAAAAACCTTATATCCCAAGCCAATTCTTTGAACAACAAATTAAAAGAGATAGATGCACAATTTGGAAACTATCAAAGAAATGTGGGTAATTATGCGTCCTCATGGAATGGATTAAATGTACAGACGCAGCAATTATTACGGGAACTACCGTCTCTTACAATGAGCTTCAACCAATTCTTTCTTGCTATCTCCAATAACTTACCAATGTTTGCGGATGAATTAAAAAGAGCAAGCGAAGAGTTTAAACGGATGAAAGCCGAAGGATTAACCGCGATTCCTGTTTGGAAACAATTGTTAGGCAGTATCTTTTCTTGGCAGTCTGCACTTGTAATAGGTATAACATTGCTGTCTGCGTATGGTTCGGAGATTGTAAAATGGGTAGGAAGTTTGTTTAAGGCGGAAAAAGCAGTTAATGAGGTAGCAAGCGCTGAAACTAATTTAGCAAATGCAAGGCGAAAGGGAATTTCTGACAGCGTTAAAGAAAGGACAGAACTGGAATTGTTATATAAGGCAACGCAAGACAATAAACGTTCAATGAAAGAGCGTATTGCTGCCATTGATGAGTTGCGAAGTAAATATCCTTCATATTTTGGAAATATGTCAAACGAGGAAATTCTCGTAGGCAAAGCAGCCAAATCTTATAAAGAACTTCGTACAGAACTTGTTTCGAATGCCATTGCAAGGGCTCAATTGGATAAAATGACAGAAATTTCATCGCAAAGATATGAAGCTTGGATAAAAAGGGCAAATCAATATAACACGTATTTAAAAGCACAGAAAAAAGAAGAAGAAGCAAAATTAGCATTAGAAAAGGCTACCCAAAAGGCAAGAGAAAAAGGCATAGAAGAAGGTAGCATGCGAGAGTCGGTGTATTTATCGAAAAGAAGGTCTGATTTAGAAAAAGCACAAGAGCAAACCAAAAAAGAGGAAGAGGCGTGGAAGTCATTATTGAAAGTGACGACCGATTACGATAAGACTTTGGAGGGAATGGCTAAAAATATTAATGTAGGAGCATTGGTTAACGATCCTGGAAAAAGCGATAAAGCTTATGAAGAAGCCAAGAAGAAAGCAGAAGAATATGCCGAATACATTAAAAAGATAACAGAGGATTTAGCTAAATCAAGGATTGATTTAATTGCCGACGGCAGAAAAAAGGAAATAGCCGAGGTTAGTAGAGAGTATGAAGATAGGATTAAGGAGATAAAAGGCAATTCTGAAAAAGAAATTGAATTAAGGAAAAACCTTGAAACGCTGAAAGGAAAAGCCATTGCGGAAATAAACGATAAATACGACAAGGAGCTTCTTGAAATAGAGAAAGCAAATCTTGAAAACAGATTGGCTTCCATTGGCGATAATTCCAATGAAGAATTAGACAAAAGGCTTAATCTCCAAATCCAACTTAATAATATGATGCGTGATGCTGAAATAAATGATGCGGAGAAGAACGGAAACGATGTCTTGGCAATACGAATGAAGTATATGAAAAGGGAGAACGATTTGATTATGCAAAACCTTGAAGAGAGATTTGGGATGATTGAATCAAATACCGATAGGATGATAGACAGGCAGGAAACAGCCGCTTTGAAAGAAGCTAATTTGCTTAAAAAGCAGTATGCAAATGGGGAAATAGGTAAAGAGGATTACGAAAAACGGCTGTATGACATTGGGGTAAAATATGCTAAGGCCCGTCTTGAAACACTTATGAAAGAAGTAGAGGCTGAAATGGCACTTCTTGATCCAAGTAGTGAAAAGTATCAAGACTTGGAAGATAGATTAATCAATCTTCAATCACAGATAAACGGAATAAACTATGATGATGCTACTAAGAAACGGGAAGAATGGATAGACAAGTTTAAAGAGGGTTTGTCAGGGATGAACTCCGCCGCAAGGGATGCGCTTGGTGAAACGGCAGGAATATTTGAGGGGTTATCTGATATAATGGTGGGTGTAGCAGAGAAAGGAAAATTGACTTTTAAAGGAGCGGCAGAGGACGTGAGACAAAGTTTTGGATACCTTTTAAAAAGCGTAGAAAAGATAGTATCAGGCATTACCTCGTTAATGACAGATATATATGACGCCCGGATAGAGAATATTGAAAAAGAACAAGAAGCCAACGATGAAGCATACGACAAGGAGATAGAACGTATAGAATCACTTGAAGAAAACGGGGCTATTTCCACCGAAGAAGCGGAAGCCCGCAAACGCGATGCCGAGAAAAAAACAGCCGCCAAGAATGAAGAACTTGAAAAGAAAAAAGCTGCATTGCAGGAGAAGCAGGCTAAATGGGACAAGGCAAATTCTATTGTTCAGGCGGGGATAGCCACCGCTTTAGCTATAACAAAAGCATTACCTAATTTAGTTCTTGCCGCTTTGGTTGGTGCAATGGGCGCTGCTCAAATTGCTGTTATTGCTGCTCAGCCCATTCCCAAATATGCAAAGGGTACAAAGGATCATCCGGGCGGATTGGCTATTGTGGGTGACGGTGGAAAGAAAGAAGGTATCATAACTGATAATGGATTGTTTGTTACGCCCGATAAGCCCACATTGGTAAATCTACCGGCGCACGCACAGGTAATTCCGGACTTGTCTTATATATATGACAGAGACGGCCTAACATCCGATTATGGCATGATAGAAAAGAAGCTGAAAGATATGCGAGAAAGTGGCATAGTAGTCAATGTAAACAATGATTACAGCAGCCTTGAAAGGGAAATGAAAGGCAATACAAGGCAATTGCAGAACATCGGAAGAATGATGAAAAAAGCTAACCATATCGCAGATTACAACTGGATTTCAAACCGTATATAAACTATTGGATATGATATACAATGATTTAAGTAAGATATCCCTTTCCCGTTTCATTGACATCTTTCTTGGAGATATTGACAAGGTTGTTCAAGGCGATTCGCATAGCATAAAAGAAAAGGTTTTGGCTGCCGAGAAGCTATGTAATGAATACTTGTCAATCATAGGCGGTAAATCAGCCGTTGCGCAGATAATCAGAAGAAACGAAGTCCTTAATATTCAAATACGGCTGAACTGTTTTTCCATGTGCGAAAAATTAATCTCTTCCGGGGATTGGGATGTAGTAGTTAGCATTATGGGAGCTTTAGGATACAGGTTCAAAGAAGATGAACACGAAAAGATAACAAACCGGATAAAGAGCGTTTCAGCTTCCGACAATTACAGACTGGCAAAGCTTCAGGAATCGGCCGCAAATTCCGGTAAGGTTAAAATGGATAGGGATTATTTCACGAAGGAAAGGGTTTCTCTCATGTCTCATGTAAAGATGCACATTGATGAGAACACTTTTTCCGCCAAAGAATACGCCTATATGGTTAGGCGCATGTGTGACGAGATAGATGCTTTGATTCGTTCAACTTCAAAAAAGAAATAAGATGTATTATAGATGCGAGTTGCTGGTAGGAGGTAATGTACATGACGTAACAAATGACCTTGTCAATTGGGATGATGTAGAGATGTCCTTTAAAAGAAATGACTATGACGGTGTCGTGCGTAGTTTCTCAACCAAATTCGAGTTCTCAGGAGGAGCTTATTCTCTTCTTCTAAGAGAATATCAGTCAAACTATTTAAAGTCATCCGCTACGATTGTGTTTTATGTAAGAAACAATTCGTGGTTGTTGAACGAAAAGTTCAGGTGTGCTTTGGATTACTCAACATTCACATACACCGACATATCATGCGAGATTAATGCGGTTGACAATAGCCTTGCAAGTCTTATCAAGGCGAAAAAAGGCACACAATATGAATACTTGGTTAGCGAATTGAAGGAGGCGGAACCTCTGTATTATGATAGGCTGGAGATGTCGAGTAATATAGAATGGGTTATAGGAGGAGAAGTTAGCGATGATGCAGATTGGGTATATAATACTTATGATAATGTTGGTAATTCAATTGTACCGTTATACATAAAAGGCACTCCGGAAATAGCAGTTAAAAACAAAGTAGAAGTTACCGATGTAAGCATTCCTCCAAGCGGAGAACCTGTACCTATACCGAGTTTGTGGTTTTTTCATAACATAAGTTCTTTACCTCTCCATATTAGTGTAGACTTTTCCACAGGGGTTACAGTTGAAAAGTTAACCGACGATGCATCTGCAACATTAATTGTAGAGCAAAGATACGGTAGTGGAGGTGATAGAACTTTGCTTGAGCAACAGTTATCCGGTATTAGTGGAGCAATACAGCCCGTATCGATACATAGAGATGATTATACAATGTTTATTGACGGCTATCTTATATTTAGAATAAGCATTAAAGGAAAGATTAAAATCGGCATGCGTAATAACCCTTTCAAGATAACATTTAAAGCAATAGATACACCCGTTGACATTAATGTAATTAAACCCACAACCTTATTAAACAGGCTTCTTAAGTCAATAAATGGAGGTAATGAGGGTGTAACTGGAGAAATATCCATTCCGGCCGGGGATGCTTATAAAGGGGGTAAAAATGCCATGATTGCGCCCGCCGAAAGTATCAGAGGAATACCAAATGCCAAAATCTATACATCCTATACCAAATTCGCAAATTGGATGAGTTCTGTTTTCGGGTTTGTTCCCGTTATAGGCGAGAATAAGGTAACGTTTGTGCATAGGGATGTTCTGTTTCAGGATAAACTGGTGAAAGACCTGAAAGACGATACGGTAGACCTGAATTATAATGTAAGCTCCTCTATGATATATTCCCGGCTAAAAGTAGGATACGACAAACAGGACTACGATAGCGTAAACGGACGTGATGAATTTCATTTCACAAACGAATACACCACCGGAATTACTCTCACAGAGAATGCGAAAGAATTGATAAGCCCATATCGCGCGGATGCATACGGCATAGAATTTCTTGCCGCAAAAAGAGGCGAAGATACAACGGACAATGACAGTGATAGTGATATATTCTTTGTTGGTGCCGCACTTGAGGGAGGAAAGTATAAACTTGTACGAAGCGGATACACCATATCCGGCGTTATATCTCCGTCTACCATGTTTAATGCTATGTATTCGCAACGCTACATGATTGAAGCGAACGCACGCTACCTTGCCGCCTTTGCAGAGCAGTTGTCTTTTACGTCCTCTGACGGCAATAGTGATGTTGAGATTAACGGAGTAAGAGAAACCAACGACATAGCATTAGGTAACAGGCTGTTTACGGTTGGGGAATTATCGGTAGAAACAGGCGATCAGGGAACACCCTCTGATTTATCAGGCTATATACGGATAGAGAAGAACGGGAACGTATATAAAGGATATGTAAAAAGTGTAAGTTACAATCATGGAAAGGCAAAACCTGTAAAGTATTCACTGATAGTTAAGAGCGTAGAATGAATATATAGAAAAAGCCAGATGTAGCGTCTGGCTTTATTATTTTATCTAAATAACAGTCAATTTATAAGCTTGCAAGCCACTTCTTGCCTGATTTGGTTTTGAGCCAAAGTGCAAAACCTCCTCCTATTATACTCGTAAATATAAATAATATTGTCAATCCATCCATAATCAAACTATTATCACAACCCTTTTATCCACTTTTTACCGGAGGGAGTTTCTGTATAAATCCAAAAGGCAACAGTTATTACTGTTATAAGCCCAAACCCATATAATGCAACCATAATATTTATCTTAAAATGTTATTACCTATTTTTGCAAATAATACCGTAAGTATAATTCCCATAGAAACAAGAACAATTAATAAAATGTTATCATAGAGTTCTTCTTTCACAAGGGTTATTGCCAATCCCAAAGATAATACAGTGAAAGAAACTTGCGCCAAATTAAAAAAGAATCCTGCAAGCTTTTCACGCCTTACCTTATCCTTTTCCTTTGCCTCTTTCTTAACTTCTTGTTTTTCGCTCCAGCTTCCCATACCACCTTTATTCTATAATATTGTAGAACGACAGAACGAACGACGCAATTTAAACATAACACTACCTAACAATGTTTACTACATTGTTAATAATATTATTTCCGACACAAATTAAAGCAGAAATAGGGATGTAACCAAAACATGAGACGGATTTCTTTGTAATTTAGAAATGGTCTAAATAACATACAGGTTTAATATTATTCCTTTTGATTGGTTTATTAATCTTTCATAAGATAAAGGATATCAGGAAATTTTATAGCCCAATCATTTGCCATATATATGTTATCACTTTCAAGAACCATCTTATCCTTATATACTTTATACGTCAATGTATATCTGTTATGGGTATATAATTTTAATATGGGTGGATTATATACATATTCACCCCAAGAATATATAGCAGTTGCAACAAAACCGTTTGACAAAGGAGGAATATCATGCGCATGGTACTCTATGTCGAAATCAGAATTGGTAAATTGTATCATATATCCTTTATCAATCTCTTCATGAAATGCTGGATTGAAATTGTTAGGATTACTCCATGATGTATGTGCAAACTCTATTGCGCTTATGTATGCTTCGTCATCTTTTGAACATCCAGTTAATAGAATTATTAATGGGAGCAATAATAATAGTCTTTTCATAAGAATTTAAATGTTGTCAGATTTTTTTATGTTGCAATTTTTACAAAGAATTTGAAGATTTCTAAACGTTGTTGCACCTCCTTTGGAAATGGGTATTATATGGTCAAATTCCAAATTTTCCTTACTACCGCACATACAACATTTTCCACCATCTCTATTCCATACAGCATTTGCTATATCCATTGGTATGGTAGTTCGATTTCCATCCTTTTTAGTATATACATTAAATACTTTTCCTTCTTCTATTAATTCATCAAGCACCTCTCTTTCAATCATTTTTTTTCGTTCTTTTTTATATACATTTTCCTTTATCTCTTGTTTTTCCAATTCATTTATTATTTCGTTTTTCATCTTTTGAGGATACTTTCTTACTCTACATATTTCTTCTTTGTATCCAATCATTTTATTTTTATTAAACTCAAATATTCCTGAAACATGGCTTTTGATGATTGTTCTACCATCCAACCCATATCCTGTATTATCAGCCCTAAGACTTATCAAAGCATCTCCTTCATTTATCCAATTATAATTACCCTTTGATTTATCAAATTCTCTATTAAATGAAACTGTGTCGTGTTCTTCTAATGAAATAACTCTATAATAATCATCATCTTCTATCTCTTCATATTTGCACAGCAATTCCTCCATTCTTCTCTGATGAATTGCTTTTGCACTATAATTTTCCCTGCAATAATCATCTAACCGTTCTTTTTCACGAGTGCATTCCTCTAATTCTTCTTGTAATCTATTGGTTTCTTTAATTTTTGTAGAAAGTTCTTCTTTTAAATTTGATATAACTGCGTTCGCTTCATTTAGCTTCAACCTTAGAAAATCAATATTTACATGGCATTCTTTTTTATCATTTACTGTTAGATCATAATAGTAGTCATCAAATATGCTGCTATATATAATCCTGGATATTGTCTTTGATTTAAACAGCACTAAGAATCTAACTTTTGATGAAGGATGCAATTCATATCTTTCTGTATAAAACTCTTTCTTACTTTCATAATAATTGCATCTAAACTTCGCACCCTTATATGAAAAGCCATTATCATCTATTGCTGTAAAATTATCTGATTCTATACTTATAGGCTCATCTGATAAATTTTGTATTATCAAATAAGCGTGAGACATTTTTATCCCTTTAGCATTCTTTGTCCCAAATTCAAGATCGCCAATTATATAACAATCTTCACAACGATTACAAATTTTAGGACAGTTAAGCGGTTTATCTTCCTCTATTGATGCAATTTCTATATGCAAACCCTTGTTTTTTGTGTTTCCCATGTTAGGTATTTGTTAATATTATTAAGCAAATTAAGGGAGAAAAGGAATGCTTTCCAAGAAATGCAATAAAATATTGGGTAATTTATACGCCGTCTAAATAACGAAATCCCTTTGCAGATTGACAAAATGTTGTTATATTTGCGGTGTCAACAAGTTCATAAGAGAGGTAAACTCTTATGGCTCTATCCATATAGAGTTATTTTTTTGCCAATACATATTAATAAGTAGTATCGTATAAAATTAAGATATTGCGCCTACCGAGTGGAGATACGGAAACGCCTCCGACATTAATCTTATGGATTTGTTGACAGCTCGTAGTAGGTGCATTTTTTTTGTTATGTCAACAAATCCTATTCAAGTCCTAAAACAAACAGAATTGCTTGGACATCAATTCACAGTTTACGGAACCGCTGAAAACCCATTATTCTTAACAAAGGAAGTTGCAGATATAATAGAATATTCTGCAAGCAATTCAAGTAAACTAACCAATCTTGTAGATAGAGACGAAAAGGTTCGTAACATTATTACGACCCCCGGTGGAAATCAAGAAGTTTGGCTGCTAACAGAGGACGGTTTGTATGAGGTCTTATTTCAATCCCGAAAACCAATCGCCAAAGAATTTAAGAAAGGAGTTAAGGAAATTCTAAAAACCATCCGCAAGACCGGTGGATACATCGCAACCAAACAGGACGACACTCCCGAAGAAATCATGGCACGTGCACTCATAGTGGCACAGGAAACAATCAAAAGAAAAGAAGAAAGGCTAAAGCAGCTTGAAGAGAAGAACGCCAAACTAAAGCCCAAAGCCGACTTTGCCGAAACAGCTTTCAAAGCAGAGGGCAAAGTAGACATAGGTCAAGCCGCAAAAATTCTCAACCTCGGTTTCGGGAGAAACACCCTTTTCAAAAAACTAAAGGAAGTGGGCGTATTCTTCAAAGACCGAAACGAACCGAAACAAAAGTACATTGACGCCGGGTATTTTGAAATGACGCTGTTACCACCGATACACAGAGACAGTCACCCCGACATATTATATCAGAAGGTACTTTGTAAGCCAAAAGGACTTGCTTACATTAATTATTTATTCGGTGGAAAGCCTTCTGACGGGAAAACGGCAAAAATAAAATAACCCAAACAACCCAGTGGGTTAAATTCAACCCAAACAACATTACAATCACAGCCGATGTGCTGATTTTAAACCTAAAACAAATATTTTATCTATATGAGAACAAATACATCCGATTTGGTGAGACAAATGAATATAGTATCAGAAGAACATGAACAGGTTCTTAGAGAGTTGAAAAACATGCAATCCGTTGTAAAGTACATAAGCCATTTGCTGGACGCTTACAACATCGTATCAGGACGCGTAGACGAATTGCAGGAAGAGATAAAGGCACTAAAGCGTGGAAAAAACAACAAGACGGATACCCCAACAGATGGCACAAAGACACACAGAGTTGAGAAAACAGTAATGCCTAATATGCGGATAATAATGGGGCTTAAAAAGTAAACTTAAGAGGCGGGGTAACTCCCGCCTTTGTTCTATTTTTAATATTTTTCAATTTGAAGGCAGAAAAATTACAGGGGTTATACAAAAAATAATGTTCTATTTTTAATATCAAAACCAAACATACTCTATAAATACACCTTTAAACGTCTCTCCCCGCGGGCAGAAATTGAATATTCCGCCATTCTCATACAAGACATATACCTTACCCTCCATTTGGGCCACTTTCCTTGCAAGCATCCTCATATTGGCTATGTCTGCCATTCTCTTTTTGTTTTCGCACGCACACCCCATTACAAGCCGAATTTTCTGAAATAATCTTCAATACCTTGTTTTAGGCATCTTCTAAAAAATGTTTTCCGGGCATAGGAACCGACACGATAAATTGCCTGACCGTATTTCTTTTCTATGTCGCTGCTGAAACTGACACCCTCACTTCCTATTTTTAGCCCCTTGTCTGTCGGAGTAGCCGTAATTGAATCGTGAAACTCACCTGTAATTATAAGGTTAGGCGTTCCTTTTGAACTCACAGGGGCGTTTATTAAATCAGAATGCATAAGCGGGGCGTTCTTTTCCTTAAAAGCTGCATATCCCTTAGCGTTTTTATACCAATATCCGGCCTCTTTAGTATTAAAATATGGATCATTGAAGTAGGTAGGACGTAATGGTTTGTCGTTTCCGTTAATACCTGACCATAACTGCTCTACGATATATTGTGAAACCTCCTCCCTATTTTCTACCATTACACCCCGTATCATAGGTTCGAACCCCTCAACGAACTGTTTTACGGCTTTTTCCGCATCAATTATATTAGCCATAACAAATACAATTAAGGGGTGAACAAAATGAACACCCCTAATTAATATACACAACACAGTTACATATCACCGTCTTTCTTCTGCCTTTGAACACCGGAAGAGGCTATATCCTCGTAAATTGAAGAAAGCACCTTTTCACGCTCCTCTATCGGACGGTCAAGAAAAAACACATCCTTATGAGAGTTTATGAAGTCCCTCTTCTTCATGTTTCTTACTCTCTCATCGTTGAATGTAATTCCTTCTACTTTCATCCCCAAGCCTCTATGCCTGTGATTCCGGCTCCTTGCAACACAGAGGGGGAAGCAAGCGTCGGTTCTCCCTCGCCTACGGTAATAACACCGTTTGCGTAGGATACACTTGTTGCACCGGGTAATGCAGTAGTCGCATTTTCTTGAAGCAACGCTCCGTAGTATGGGGTTATATCAAGTCTTCCGAAGTGCTCAACAAGCTTGTATTTCTTTGATTCTGTTGAAACCAGCTCAACATAAACAAGCCCTTTCAGCGCTCCGACAACGTCAAAGTCACACGCCTTTACACCAGCGTTCTTGATATACTTCTCGTAATCCTTGAACATCGTTGCAATAGTGAGGTTGGCTTCTGTGCCGGAAGAATCCCAGTCCTGACCGCCCGGATATACGCCGGACAGTTCGATTCCGGCCAGTTCTTCCGTACCGTCGTTCATGCCGTATATCACGTTGTTCTCGTCCACAAAATATGCATCAAACGCTGTATTCTTTGCAGCCATAAGATTAGCCTTGAGGCTTGCATCGTAATTTTCAAGCGTCCATACATCGTTTTTGGGCGAGTATCCTGTGATTTTTGTAGGTCCGTAACCTGTCGCTGAGGTTTGCGCTTCCCCGCCTGATGGAGCGTATTCCACAATCGTTTTAATCGGAAATATTCTTCCCGGTCGGTCTGCATGACAGGCTGCTTCCAAAGCGTCCGCTGTCAGAGTTTTGGGCAACTTATACCCATGCATTACCAATATGATAGCTTTTACCTTGCCGGGGTCTAACACGCATACGGAATTTCCCGTATTAAAGGTTGCAACCCCTGGACATTGTCTATAATCTGTTGCCATAGCATTTTATTTTTTTTACCGTTAAACTTAAATTAGTTATTTCAATAGCATCAATCTTTTCTTCAATCTCCTTCCCGTCGGCGTCAAAAGCGCCTCTTCGACCGAATACAAGATTTTCCGAATAAGAATGAGCCACATGCCCCGAATATCCAAAATCAAACCTTTTTTCAGCACCCACTTCCTTGATTAGAGCATCATACAACGGTCTTAACAAACCTTTGAAAGATACTTCTATACGCTGCTCATTGGTGTAATCCTTGAGCGTGTTTACTGCTATGATTATATTGACATCAGCCTTGCAATACACCTTGCTATCTGTCTTATCCTCTACGAACGGAGTATAAAGCCCGATTAAAGGAAAGCGTTTTGTAGCGGTCTGTGGTATCTTCTTTTGCGTCAAGATGGCTTCCCTTATATATGTACTGTCGCCGAATATATAATTCACGTCATACCCAACTTCGGAAGACACTCTTTTGCATATATCGCTGAAAATCTCTACTATCATAGATTGAATGTGTTTACAGGTTTTAATAATGATTTATCGAACGTCCAGCCCTCTATATGTTGCGTATCAAGCCATTTATAAAGGTCTGCGTTCATTCTAACCATGCTATTCCATGCAGAAACCATTTTCCCCATAGGAGATACAAGATCACCGACATCGCTGTCTTTCTTTACACCGTTGACGGTTACATCGCATTGATGGTTTCTTGCGTAGAAAAAGTATATGTAATTGGCAATAGGAGAGATTTTCATCCCTCCCATAGTGCCAACCAGCATGCTCTTTAAATCATCCCACAGTTTTACAGGTTCTTTCTCTTCTGACTGGAGATATTCGGAAAATTGTTCATATACTTCTTTACCAAGAACCTTTATCAGGTATTCCGTCTCATAATAGGATATATAGTTGTTCACATCTCCTGTTATAGCAGATGTTGTCAATGACGGAGCAACATCCGGAGAAATTATTCCGCTAATAAATAGCGGCCCTTGAAAAAAAGCATAATCAATGAGCATAATTAAACATTTTTATTGTCCGCAACCGGAGATGTCTTTTCTCGTTTTTCAGGAATCTCGCGTTTTTCGGAGGATTTAGGGGCGCCTTCCTCAATGGAAATAAGCCCCATTTCCTTCCTTATTCGGTTTTCCTGAATGATCTTATCTACTTCCAGTTGACTACCTCGTATAATTATAACCTTATCCATTAGGCAGCAACTTTAATGGCAGTTATCACATCGGCAATATTACCGTATGTAAATGCAGCCGGGTTGTAAACAGGCATCTGAACCTCTTCCTGTGCAATGAGGACAACAGTATTGCGGAGCTTTGTTTCCACATCTTCTGCGAACTCAACGCTAAGATTACTCCAGTCTACCAAGGAAGCGCCGTTTGTCATATCTCCTGCAAAATACTTGCCCGGGTTGATCTTCGTTGTTTCAATAATAGGTCTTCCGGAAATATACTTGACACCGTTAACGGTAGTAACAAGGCCGAGAGACCGTCCGGATGTATCTTTTGCCGTTTCTGCATCGAATACGGTAGACGGGTTAAGCGCAATGAACGAAGGCGTGTATTCCGCATAGGTCATGATTGCGAAGATAGCATTGATTGCATCGCCGATATTAGGAGATACAACAGAATTGAACAGGTTGTTCTTAACTGTGAATGTGACAGCGGATGTCGCATCAGCTACGGCAGCGTATGCATAGTCAACAACAATCTTTCTGTCATTCATCTTATGAACAACATAAGTAGAGTTGAAACCTTCAACGGAAGAACCTGCAAACGTAATCTTTTGTCCTTCCATGATTTCAGGCTGTGCTTCTGTAAACTCAACAATGGACTGTTTGCCGCCATTGTAAGTGCTTACCGACTTAACAGAACCCTTAGCGCCGGTTACCACGTCTTTGCTGATTATATCTTCTGCCGGAAGAATATCTTCGTAGTTTGCAATACCTTTCAGGTTATCGCCTTGTCCGTCACCGAACATGATTTGGAAATCCTCAGCCATTCTAACCCAAGAGGCAAGACGGTTCATAAGCCATGAGCGTACATAGATACGAGACTTAAGCAATCGCTTGCTCAACGGAACATAAGTACCAATGCGGCACACGCCAACGGTCTGCTCCTTGATCTTGAATGAAGATTCAGGAAGTCTTCCGTTCTCTGAAACAGCAGCAGCGTTTCTGTCAAGATCGTAGATCTGCGTGAATGTGATTGTAGGATATGCAGGGTCTCCCTGGTCTACGGTCATGATGTCGCGAATGTGCGCTCCTTCATTGATCTTAGTTACAACAAGGCTGCTTTGACGAGTGATTAGCTTGTCTCCGGCATAGTCATTAGTCATGCTGACCGGGTCTGTCACATCTTTCAAATCAATGTCAAAGCGGCCTGAACTCTTTGTTTTCCCGTCCAAGAAGTCTTTAAACTTCTCTGAATCCAAGAACTCATCAATCTTTTTGCCAAGATTGTTAGAGTTGCCGTTCACGTTAAAGCCCCTTGCCTTCAACACTTCCAGCTGTTTTGACAACTCTTTGATTTCTTCTTTGAACTCTCCCAGTTCCTTAACAGCAAGACCAACCTTGCCATCTTCGTTTAGGGCCTTAAGCTGCTCATCTACGTTTTTCATTTTCTCGTTGAATGAACTTTCAGAGATAAGCCCTTTGAGAAGCTCCTCCACCGTATCATTCACCTTTTTTTGAATTGTACCAAGAGTTTGCTTTTCCTCCAATGTCAATTCGTTTTCTTTTTTTGCAAATTCAATCAAATTCATTTCTTCTAATTATTATATTAAACCTTTAATAGCGAGTCCCTCCAATGAAAAAGTGCTTTTGCGGCTTTCTTCTTGGTGAGTGCCCTCCGGCGGCTCTGTATTCTTGTTTATGAAACTCTTATAAATCCTTGCATAGCATTTAGGACACCTTACATAAGCGGCAAGTTCTTCGATGCTTTTCTTTGACGATACGATATTAAGAACCTGTTCCTGTATCTCCGGTTTAAGCTTTGCCATTTCCGCAGACACTACATCCTCTGCTATCCAGCGCGTATAATTCCCTACACTGTCCAATACTTGGTTTTCAAATGTCTCTTCCGGCACACTATTGTAATCAAAGGAAAGCCCGCAATGAGGACACGTCACAATATCCTGCCCGGATAATGCCTTTTCTACCAAACTTAAATTCATGTCTAATTCTTTTAATTTATCATCGGAATAACGCATCGTAAGAGCTTTTTTAAGGAAACCTATATGCTCCTGAATTGTCTGCTTGTCTGCGTTCTTAATATCAATAAGAAAGGTTTGCGGATTGGCTCCCCATGATGATAAGGTTGAATACTCCCACAAAGACCACTCTTTTACAATTCTTTTATCTTTATCGTCTCTTTTTATAGCCTTTACCCCGATAGAGTGTTCAAGGGTCTTTCCGTATTCTGCGTAAAGTTTGTAGTCCTCCAGCACATCTCGCCCTATCTGTTTTTTTAAATTGATAGCACCTGTCATAACAAGGTTTCCGTCAATCTCTTTACCCTCTATCGGACATCCGAGCAGAATGCATCTGTCATGATTATACAGCCATTTAACCCTGCTGAAGTTTTCTTTCAACGTCTTATTGAAAGAACCTTTAGCCGATATGTCACCATCCGCATCCTGAATGCCTATTCCGTTTACAGCGACAGTTACAATGCCTTTCTCGTCAACATCGTTCGTCCTTGTCTTACATGTTATGTCTCTAAGCTGCTCCATTGCTATTTGATTTTGTGTTACCTGAAGAAATAATACCTTTGATTCTCTCCACTTCCTGATCGCTCATTTCCAATATGAGCTTATCGTATAAAGGGTTTGAAACCTTTGATTCACCTATCTGTGCCCGCCAATCATTAAGGGTTATTACCCCGCTAAGAAACTCGTTTTTACACTTTACCGAGATGATGTTTAAAGTCTCTTGTCTCTCTTTATTTCCTGATTGCAAGGCATCCACGTCTGAATAATCCACATCTAAGTACAAACCGCTGTTTTCAAGTCCTAAGAATCGGGTAAGGCTTCTTGCGAAAGATTTAGCCTCCGGGATAACGATGTTGTAGTAGACGCTTCTTTCCGCTGTTTGCTGATTGTTGAAAGTGCTATTGTCCTTTCTTGGCACAAGCTGCGCAGGTATAGAAAACGCACCGGCTATTGATATGGCATCCTGCAACGTCTCGTCAAACGGTTGCAATTCCTGAATACTCATAGATGTCCGGATAAAGTCCGTATCTGTATCTATTATTGCTACCGGATATTTATCTTCTCCTAATCCGTACACAGTATTGTATTCTTCGCGGATATTCTTTTTCTCGTCAGGAGTTAGAGCGACTGTCCCGGTTTCATCTTTCTTTCTTGATACAATGATGCCGAGAGCGCCTCTCTTGGTGTATATAACATTCCTTGCTTCATACACAGATATAAGATTGGATATAGGCTTTATCTGTGATACAAGCCTGCTTTGTCCCTTGAGGTTACAGGTAAAGGTATTTACATTAGGCTCCTTCACATGAAGAACAGTTTCCGGCGGCATATCATCCATAATACCGGAATAAGACAGTCTGTAATATTGGATTATATCAGATACACTTGCCGGAGAAAACAAGGGAGCATTGTTGTATGCTACAATATCAACGCTGCCGGATGGAAGGACCCAATAATCATCGCACCTTTTCCATAGTTCTTTTTGCGTTTCTGAAAACACAGATGCTTTGATAAATGAGTTACCTGTCAGAAATTTATATAGAAAGTGAAGTGATACGAACTCATCAAATGATTGAAGTGCGTTTGGCTGTGTCAAGAACTTGTTTATGCTATCATTGTTGAATACGACTGAATCGTCCTTTGTTGATTTTAGCATAAAATTACCCTTGACAATCTTGTCTACCAAATATCTTACCGGGAAAAACACTTCCGGCACAGATTCGTATAGGGTTATGAAGTTACCGGAGGCTACATAAGGAGAGGCGATGTCATATAGCGTGTTGCGCACATATCCGTAGACATTCCCCTGTTTGTCGCTGATTAAATCTTTGGACTTGCCTCCAATAGATAAATGAAAATTCTTTGTCTCAAAAGATAAATTCATGCTTAAATAAAAAAGGCAACAACCATATACATGATTATCGCCTTTGGTCTTTTAGTTCAACAATGGGTAGTATGTTACTTAACATACCAAAGGCTATTATTTTATGCAAATATACTAACTAACATATTGAATAGCAAATAAAAAACGAACTATTTTTATTTAGACTAAGTAAAAATAACAATTTAAAAAAAATTCTTTCTTATATACTTGGACATGGCGGATATGATGTTAATAGCAGAGGCGCTGTCCTTACCGTTGTAGTCCAAAAAATCATTCATAAATAACAGATAATCAGCATTACTTTCATAACCGCCTGAAAACCTTACTCTCTTACTGATAAAGTCTTTGTTAGCCTCTATTCTAAGCTTGTAGTCGGATGAAGAAGATATTACCTTTATTTCCCTTAAATCCCTCAACTCCCTTACTGTATGGAAGAATGCTTTTTCACACTCGAATATAACAAGCCCCTTTGCGGTTTCAACACATCTGAATAACATATCACTGTCATAGCAGCCATGATATACTACATCCTTTATATCTATGTAATCATGTATAACGCACGACACAGCGGTCATCATTCCGAAATTATCAGGAATAACGTATAATAACTCGCTTCCGGCTGCATCCGCATTAAAGTACAACACATCATCTTCGGATTGAACACTTCTTTTCCTCTTGAGGGAGAATCTTGTATATTCATCTTTGAACACATCTACAATAACATATCTAAATGTGTCCGTACAATGTCCAAACTCCTCATAGCTTTGCCCGGTTTCCTTATTTTTAATCCTTTGCTTTAAAATAGCCCCGTTAGCATCCTTCTTCACGTTCTCATAGTCTCTTATAGACTTTCTGCAAGAATCGTCTATGCCTATGTTTATCCCGTATAGATTACCGGACAATATGGCGTTTATAAACTCACCCGACAAAGCGACTGAAGGGTTGGAGGCGGGAACGCAGTCATTAACTACAAACCTCTGTTCCAAGCACTCAATAAACTTATCCAAAAATGACCTCTTTTCGTCATCTATTGTATTACCGCTTCTTGTAGTGGCATCCCCATGAACAAATAACACATCTGCATACCCGATAGACGTAAGCCAGTCCCTTGTCATTGACGCTGCCTGAGTAACGGTATTATTAGGATCTTCCGCGCATATTTCGTGTATCTGCCTGAAATTGTTGTCGTTTTTTTGCCATAGCGTTACGGTAATATATGGAAGTACGTTATTATCAACCGATATATGAATGGGTATTTTAGGATCATACGGATAGTTCCCCCTATGTTTTCCTGCATCAAATGCGTACAGGTATTCTCCGCCAGTCCTTATGCTACCCCAGTCTCCGAGAGCGTAAATGCGGTAATAGTTATAATCTCTATTTTTATCCTTTTCAAAATCGGCAACCGCCTGCCTGTCATAAAAACCATAAGTGCCGTCAGGAGAACCGACAACCCAAAAATTATTAAGATAGGTAGACTTTAATATCAGCGTATCAGGCGCATGCACTTCCTCTTCTCCTGTACGTGGGTTGGTTATTATGCGGGGAGAGTTAATAAGTTTTTTGGTTATTGTAGTGTATTCCTTTGGCAATACATCTCCTGTCAATGTGTTTTTAATACCATACAGATAATTGTCGACCTCGTGCAAGTCCTCTTTGTCGAACACATTCTTCTTTATCCAGTGCTCCTCTGATATGGGGTTAAACATGGATATTATCTTTTGGCCCAAACGGCCCCTTAAACGTTTTTTTATCTGCTTGAAGTCAGCTTCGGCAAAATCACTCAACTCTTCGCATACGACAAACTGATAACTTTCAAGACCTTTTATTTTTTCAGGATCATCAAGACCGCTAAATGTGATATATGAGCCGTTGAAGCATTTAATAGCGTTTTCCCTATAATCAAATGCTTTTGAAACGCCGAGACTGTTAGCTGCTTCCTTAAATGCTTTATATATGCTGTCCGCTATGGTTGCACCAGTCTTCCTATAAACACGAGTATTATATCCGTCAGATAAGCAGAATAGTAATATAGCCTGTGCAACCGAAAAGGATTTGGACGAAGAAGAGCCACCGATCAAAAAGATAAACCGGATATCATCATCTTTTAATGCTTTTTTTAAATGATGAAAGTTTGGATTGAATTTCCGATAATCAAATGTGATCTTTTCATTTTTACTCATCTCCTGTATCAACATCAAAAAGCATACTCTTCAAATCAATCTTCGTAGGCTCGTCAAGACCGAACATCTTGCATACACGTTCTATTGCCCATGTTTTGGAAACGGTTTTTACTTTCTTCTTTCCGTCATACTCTTCTGTATAGTCAGTAATGGACTTTCCCCTGATAACATCAGCGCACAACTTGATTATTTCCTCTTTGGTAATATCGGATTTTTTTTTCTGCTCTTCCTGGAGCTCTTTTACCCTTTGGGCTACATTTGGGCGGGATAACAGCTTGCAAGACTCTTCCCATATTTGTTTGTCTCTCATCTTCTCGGACGAATAGGCACGACGATAAGCATCGGAAGCATTACCGCTTTCAATGTAATAATTGCAGAAGTTTTCTTGTTTGATTGTAAGTCCTTTCATGTCTTTTCGTCAGTATAGGTACACATGCCACTTGACATGCTTTTGCAAAGATAATAAACAATATGTGATATTTACAATTTATTTAGTTAAAAATAATGTCTTTGTCTTATTGCGACTTACATGTTGTATAGCATAAAAAATAAAGTTTATTTCGCTTGCTTACTATCAAATTTGATAGTATATTTGCAATATCAAATAACAATAGAACCGGCGGCAACGGATAAGCGGCATAAAGTTATGATTACTATCAATCAAGTTGTTTTCAACAAAAAAGGTCAAAAAGGTACTATCACTCGTATTATCACCAAATCAACCGGCTATGTGGAAGTTTCTTATGAGGCTGGGTTCTCAAAAAAAGAAATGGCATTCAACCTTACCGACGAAAATGGTGTTTCCTTGAAAAAATCACCCAAAAAGGCAGAATTGAAAGCTTTAACCCCACTTGAAGAAATTCAAAACAAAATGATGTGGATTAATGGATGCGCATCCGGTGACAGAAACTCTATGAGCTATCAGATTTCAGCAGAAATGCTTTCTAAAATTGAAATGAAAGCTGAAGAATCCGGAAATGACTTTATTGCTTCAATTTGTCAATCTGTTGATAAATATATGAAGTGTTCTGAAAAACAGGCTTATTGCCTTGCTAAGTTTGCAATCGAAAACGAAATTAAATTATAATATATAATGCTGCGCTATCGGCATGACGGGCAAATAATATGAATAGCTATAATATTTTTGACGAAGAACACAGCGATACTATATTGTACCATGCGATAGCTCGTGACGAAGACCAAGTAAGAGAATTGGCAGAAGAGGCAGGTATAGACATATCCGGTCTTACCATCGATCTTGAGAGAGTGAATGCGAAGAATGAATTAGGCAGACCATATCCTGCGAGAATAGAGGATGCAGTAATCAGATAGCCATGAATGACAGAGAACGAATAGGTAAGCGAATAGCAGAGCTTCGCATGGCAAAGGGAATATCGCAAGCGCAATTATCCGAGTTAACTGGGATTGCTCCTGGAAACATAGCCCGTATAGAGCTTGGAAAATACAGTACGGGTATAGATATTCTTTCCAAAATTGCAAAGGAATTGGGTTACAAAGTTGACTTCGTGAAAGAATAGGCAGGCAATTGACTTGCTTATTTTTTATTTACGTCATCAATATTTACGTAATCTATTACCTTTCGATTAGCTTCATCCACCTTCTTATTATCAAAGCGTATGTATATATCCGTTGTAGTGCTATTTGCCCAGCTGTGTCCAAGAGCATGCGCTATTACCTCTTTGGGAATGTCGAGCTCAGATGCTATTGTGGCCCAAGTATGACGCGTCCAATAAGAGGATAAATCAGGAAACAGAGGGGTTCTTATCTTTTTCCCGCCTAATCCTTTTCGTTCAAGTTTCCCGATCTGCTTTAGTCCTATCCCCATTCGATGCAGGAAGTCCTTGTAATTCCTGTATTCATCCATTATATTGAGAAGATAGCTTTTCCCTTTATATTTTTCTATTATATCCATAGCCTCAGGTTCTACTTTTACGCTGTATAATTTCCCCGTTTTAGCCCTTTTGTATTCAAAGCGACCGTTTACCAATGCGGAATGTTTTGCGTTAAACAAATCGGCTGCATTTACCCCTATAAGGTAAAACATAAGTATAAATATATCTCTATATCTTATCTGATACTCCTCACATGGGTAATCTCTTAATAATCTAAGCTGTTCTACTGTGAGGCTGCGTTTCCGGGTTTCCTCTTTTTTTATTGAAAATCTTCTGAATGGATACAATGTCGTGTACTCTTCATCAATGGCATAGTTGAATACGGTGCGTATGTTCCGTAAATGAATAGCGTAGGCGTTAACTTTCATCGTCTTTGCCATCCACGCTTCAAAATTTTCAAGCCACGATTTATCCATGCTTTCAAATGTACAGCGGCTATCATATTCTTTAATCTTGTTCCTTGTGGTTGTATATACGGTCTTGGTACCTTGATTATTCTTTTTTGATATAAATTCATCAAGATAGTATAAGAATATCTTTTCATTTTGGGTCTTATTGCTTATGGCTTCTTCGATCATTTTTTTTAATGATGCATCCGTTGTTGATTTCAACTTACCCTGTTGCTCCAACGTTAATATTACAGTTTCCGCCTTGTTTATTATCCCGCGAGCGACAATGTTTCTTGGTTTATAATTTTGTGCCCGTACGGAATACTCATTTCCAGCCCACTCTTTATCCGATGCGCTTAATTGTGTAGCTATCATTATTTGTTTATTATGGAACACGTTCAACTTTAGAGGATAAGTCCCATCTTTTTTTTGCCTTCTTTTATCAAGGTAGAATTTAACTGTTGCCATATATCTATTTCTTTTTGTTTATGCAAATCAAAAAATTTGCATAGAATTTGCATACAAAGATAGGACTAAAAGGGTCTAAAAGGGCCTAAAAGGGGTATGTTATGCAGCATATATAAAAAAATCAGGCAGTCACTTTATTTGTAACTGCCTGATTTTCAGAAGAGCGGAAGACGGGGCTCAAACCCGCGACCCTCAGCTTGGGAAGC